GCGGCGGTGGGCCGGGCGCATGCCGGCGCTGAAGGCGGCGGGGGTGCTGCTGGCGGTGTCGCTGCTGGGCTGGAGGGGGGCTGGCAATGCCGATTAACGCTACGCTCGATCTCGACATAGCCTACCTGCAGGAAAAGTGGGAGTCCGAACAGGCGCGCATGCAGCACGCCGAGAAGCGGCTCGACATCTACAACGACAACTACCTCACGCACCTGCACAGCGCCCTGAAAGGGCAGTTTTCGGAAGAGAACTACAACAACATCAAGCTGCTGCCGGACACGCACCACAACATCCTCAAGCGGATCGTCAGGCAGGCCGCGGCACTCTACAAGAAAGCGCCGAAGCGACGGCTCTACGATCCAGGCGGAGAACCCGTCGACTCGGAGGGCAGCGACGCCAGGCGCTGGGAGGAGCTCGAGCGGATGCTCAAGCTCGACGCCTTCATGCAGGAAGCCAACCGCAAGGGAATCCTGCTCAACGACCTGCCGGTGCTCGTCGCGTACAAGCCGCGTCTGGAGAAGATCAAGTTGCACTCCGTCCCGGGCTCCCTCTGCGAAGTGCGGCAGGATCCCGAGGACCTGACGGAGATGATCGAGTTCGTATACCAGGTCGCCCGCTCGCAGACGCTGCCGAACCAGGACGACGACACGGACCGGGAATTCATCCTCTGGTCCCTTGCGGAGCACTGGAGGCTGGACGGCAACTGGGAGAAGCACCCTCCCGCGGAGGACAACGAAGAGGGAGAGAACCCTTACCGCTTGCCTGGAGAAAGGCGAGTGATCCCCGTAGCCATGCTGCGGACCTACATCCCCGACGGCGACGAGTTCTGGAACTGGACGCTCGGCACGGACCTCGTGGACGGCTCCATCAACATCGCCGTGCTGCTGACGCTCTTCAAGTTCCTGCAGAAGGTCTGCAGCATCATCCAGAAATACGTTATCGGCGACACGGAAAAGCTGCCCGAAAGGCTGCTGCTCGACCCGCTCACACCCCTGATTATCGAGCCCACGGGCAACGAGAAGGCTGAAGTCGGGATACTCAACACCGCAGCCTATCCCTTCATGGAGATCCGCAACTCGATCGTGCAGGACATCGTCGACCTGGCCGGCGACTACGGCATCAGCCCGGAGAACTTCATGCGCAGCGCGGAGAAGATGAGCGCGGAGGCGATGGAGCTTTCCCAGCGCGAGCTCGACGAATTGCGCGAGGCGCAGAAGCTGTTCTTCAAGCCCTTCGAGGAGGAGGAGCTTTTCCCGCGGATCCGCGCCGTGAACAACCACCACTTCTCCGATAAGAAGATCAGCGACGAGCTGGTGCTGCGCGTCGACTACCCGGAGATCCGGGAGCCGAAACAGGACCCCGAGACCTGGCGGATGGACATGGAGAAGGTCCAGAAAGGCGTCCTGTCGATCGTCGACGTCGTGCGGAAATACAACCCGGATCTGGCGGAACAGGAGGCGGAGAAGCAGATCGTGGACAACCGCAAAAAGAACCAGGAACTGGGCTTCGGCGGGGTGAGTGCTGAAGGCTCCGGAAGGCCGCGCCTCAATCTCAGGCAGCGCGCCGGTCTCGAATCCCGCGAGGGCGAGGAGGAGAATGGCTGATCGGGCTGACAAGCTGGATCGGGTCCGCGAGGTGATGATCCTCGGCCTGGGCGACTTGAACTCCGTCGAGGAAGGACTCAGAGAGGATCTCGACAAGCTGCTGGCGGCGATAGACCCGCTCGGGGCGCTGGACGAGCAGGCGTACCAGCGGGATCCGGCGGGGGCGCTGATCGACGCCTGGGCCGGCGAACTGGAGGAGTTCACGGAGGCCTGGCAGGAGCTGCTGTTAGAGAGAATCCCGCACGCCGTGGAGCTCGGGGCGGATTATGCCACGGAGGTGTTCCATGTCTGATCTAGGCAGCATGTCAGAGATGGGAATGCTTCCAGCGGATTACGGGAAAACCAAAATCGAGGTTCTGGGCGATTTCACGCTCGGCCCGCTCAATCTGGACTTCACCAAGGAACTCGGCGAGATCGCCGAGGCGATCGTGATCCCCGCCCAGGTGAAGCGCATCGCCGATCGGGAGAACGTCGAGGGCGGGGAACAGAGGAAAAACGCGCCGTCGACGGAGGCCCGCAAGGGCCACGATCACCCCCTGGTGGAGAAGGGGCTGCTGGCCAGCCTGAAGAGTTACGCGCAGAAGGCCAGGCCGAAAGAAGTCCGCGTGTTCGTGCGCAGAGTCACCGCCCGCAGGGGCAAGCGAAGAGACACGCCGCGCAACCGCGTCGTCGACTATCTCGACGATCGCGGCTACCGCTATTTCGGCCTCAGCGAGAAGGACGAGAAGAGGATTCAGGAGCACATGGAGACGACCATGTTTCAGCGCGTGAAGAAGGCTCTGGGGATTGCCTGATGGCTGAACTCGAGCGCATGGAATCCGCCGGCATCGCCCGCAGCGTTGAGGGCGGGGTCGAGGTCGCCGGGACGCGGGCGTTCTACGAGGTCGTGGAGCGCACCGTGCCGTTCACCGCGCTGGAGATCGTGCTCAGGCAGGCGGAGGGCACGGCAGCCAGGCAGATGATCACGCTCGACGATCTGATCCGCCGTATGCACGCCCAGGGGATGAGTCCGGAGGCGATCACCGAGCGGCTGACCAAGGACCTGCGCGAGGGCGGCCCGATTTTCGCGGACTTCAAGCGTGCTGTGCGCGCGACAACCCGCGCCGCGACGACGCAGGCGCACCACGCCGGCAGCGAGGCGGGTTTCGCCGAGGTGCTCGGCAAGGCGGCCGCGAAGCCGCAGGAGGCACCCGCCGGCGTCCAGGAGGGGACCGAAGGCCTGCTAGAGGAGACCACGCTCTGGTATTGGGTCGCTCGGCTATCCAAGACATGTAGGGACTGCATGGATCGTCATGGAACCGCGCTGCCGATGGCGGTCTGGAGGGCGCAGGGGCTGCCAGGCTCCGGTTGGTCGGTCTGCGGCGACAACTGCCAGTGCAAGCTCGTGCCGAAGCAGGTGCTCGATGAGAAAGGGCTCGGCCGGCGGGAACTCTTCGAGCCCATCAAGCAGGCCGAGGTCGACGAGCGCCGGGAAGGACGCCCCCGCGTGACGCACAAGGAGTTGAGGAACCTGAACCGCAAGGACACCTCGGGGATGACCGAGGAGGAGCTGAAGGCGCACAACCGGGAGCGCGGCCGACTGGCGCGCATCCTGGGGACGGCGCTGCAGGAATAGATACGGGCGCCCGGCGGGACTGAACCCGAAATCAATGTGGGCGCGACAGGAGCAAGATGTTCGATTTTTGGAGCATGCCGCTGCTGAGCAGCGATGAAGGCGGAGGCGGCGGGGATCCCCCCACCAGCGAACCGCAGCAGGACCCGTCCACGGGAGGCGATAGTCCCGATCCCGGCCCCGAAAGCCAGGACCCGCCCGCGGGGGCGAAAAAAACCGACGGCAACCCCGACAGCATCCCGGTGTCGCGGTTCAACCAAGTCAACGAGCGGATGAAGAACGCGGAGTCCGATCTCGAGAAGGCGCAGAAGCGGCTGAAGGAGTTCGAGGACGCCGAGGAGGAGCGCAAGCGGAAGAAGCTCGAGGAGGACGGCCAGTTCAAGGAACTCGCGGACTCCGAGAAGCAGAAGCGCGAGCAGCTTGAGGCCGACTACCAGGAGAAGCTGGCCGCGAAGGACAGTCTGATCCGGGAAGAGCGCCTCGAGCGCTACCTGCTCGGAGTCGCGGCGACCGGTGAGAATCCGATCGCCAGGCAGGAGTATCTCAGCCTGCTGACCAACCGCGAAGGCCTGCTCGACGATGAGGGGAATCCGATAGCGGAAAAATGCCGGGAAGCCGTGGAAGGGCTCAGGGAAACCAGCCCCGAGTTGTTCCAGACCAAAGCGCCGCCGAAGTCGGTCGCCAGCGACCAACCCAGCGGCAAATCCAAGCCCGACGCGGACTGGAAGCAAGTCTGCGAGATGTACCAGCAGAACCCGGACGATCCGTTCTGGGAGGACAAGTACGTCCGCATGCGCAGCGAAAGGCTCGCGGCCGGCAAATCCGTGAATTAGGAGCGGAATGGAGTGGACCCGGGCGGCAACCCGGGCCCGGTGGAAAGC